AGACGTTGATCGATGGCTCAATGCCAATTGTGCGATCCTTGTCCCATTTCTTTGGGACCGTAGTTACGCGATTACCTTCCACCATTTCATAGGAGCCATCCGACCACAACAGGTGATTAACCCATTGGGGATTTCGTAGCCCATATTCTACGAAGAAAGGCAACGCCTCCCTTGTAGCAGTGTGCTTGTATGACGGGTCGAGCTTTTCAGCAAGACTGCCTGTCTGCACACTGTGTCCAAAGGTTGCGCCAGGTCCGTGATCGCAACTGTCTAGGATTTCTCCTCTAGCTGCTTCGTCCAGTTGACCAAGAATCTCTTGGATCAAAAATCGAGCGCCATTCAGTACGTACTGAAGTGAATCGCTCAATCTGGACATACGGGACCCGTACCAACGTATACGCTTATTAGCTCTCCGACAGGCTTCTTCAGAGTTGAAGAATCCCCGGAGTGCAGCCTCTTTACGTTCCGCGGACGGGATACCGTACCAATCAACGTTCTTCGTGAGAAGAGCGTCGATCTGCCGCAGCGCGACATAGCGATCAAACCCGCCGGCTGCTAAAGCCGATTCTGCATTACGGGTTTCCTGATCAACGACCGAACGAAATTCCTCAGGCTTAAACTCAAGCACCAGCGAAAGCTGGAGCGAGAGCTCGAGACCTAGGGGACCTTCAAGGTCTACCAGGACGTGACGAACGAGGTTTAACAACGGAATTTCCGGAGCTTTCTTGTTCCGGACCCGCCGATTGCGGTGCTTCTGCATCACGATCTCCCTTATCGATCGAAGGACGTAGGTCACAGGCCCCGGCCAACCTCACAAGGAGGAGGCCGAGCCTACAGGACGCACAACGAAGTGCGCCCAACAAACCTACAACGCCATCCACCATCAGACTCCTGGAATCAGGAGTTCAACGGTGACATCTTGACGCAAATCAGCATCACTGAGCATCGCGCCCAGCATAGCCAGATCAGCGTCAACATCGTTGGCGTCAGCGGACGAAGGATATCGCCCACTGAACTCGACAATGGATTCCTTCCCGTTCGGCACACCGTCCACCGCGCAAGCGCGGTGGATACGGATGCGAAAACGGGCATGGGTTTCATTGCCGGTCTTCGAATTGACAGAGGGGATCACCCGGTCAAAGATGACCAGGTGAGGAGCCGTAGCCGTATGGCTAGCGGCAACAGTGAAAGTTACACTGTTTGGGCCGTTGTTGCTGAACTTCTTCAGCGTGACAGGGACTGAGTAATCAGCCATTTGGACACCTTCTTGGGAGTTAATAAGTCTAGGTTGCCCTAAACACGAAGCCAGGGCTTGAGCGGTGCGCCGATAGTACGAAGGACCGAAAGTATATCCAATACTTTCGAAAAGTCCAATTCGTTCTTGAACAGCACTTCAGGCCTATGGCTATTCCAGTCTAAGGGTGTACGTGTGTAGACTTGAACCGCAGATGTACCGGTATGAGTGTCGCCGATAGGACAGCTGAATTGGACATATTTGCCCGCTACAGTCGCCTTCGTCGTCATCGTCACGGTTGCTACGGATTCATTAAGGACCGAAGTCCAAAGCCATAACACGTTGCCCGCACCAAAAGGAGAATACGCTCTCGCTATATCACCAAAATTGGTAAACCAATCGGCAATAAAGGAGAACGGAATCACCTCGTACGCACTAACGATAGGATCTATTGTAACCAAATTTGCAAATGCAAACTGGTACCCTAGTCCTACCCGTCGGCTAGCCCTTTTGACGAGCGTTTTGCGCCAATCATAGGGGGCTGTGGGAAGACCAAGGCTGGGGAAATTAATCCCTGCCCTGGTTCCGGTAGACTCCACCGAGGAAAATACCACGGACGAGTCAGCGGATCCTTTCACCACAGGACCGACGCCCATGCGCCACTTCAGATACGTATCCTGGAGATTTTCCAGGTCGTAAAGGAGTATGCGCCAACCGTACCTATTCTCCATCCACGTCTCGTAGAAGGCGTCTAGGAAACGGTTGAAAAGTCGCACGTTAACGCGTTGTTTAGCGGCCCAGAGGGACGCTGCGTTAGATGCGCTTCTTGGGGTCACGGCATCAAGCATCCCTTTCTTGCGGAGCTTGGTCGTGATTTTATCGGCGCGTACGAGAACACGAGCATGACATTGCGTAATAAGCTCGACCGTCTTACGAAGTTCGAGCAACGTAGTCAACACGTCCATATCCTTGAGACGTGCTTTAGCTAATGCCGTAGGGATTAGCTGATTCGCGCTTGCGAGTCCAGACAAATCTGTCTGAACAGCCG